AGCAACAACGTTACACTTTAATGGCGCAGATGGAAAACGCAGGCATTCCTGAAGCAGCTCAAGCTGCGATGCTATGCATCAGCAAACACCGTCTTCAACATCTAAAACAAAAACCCGACTACCAAATTGTACGTCTTGCTATCACTCACGGTATCATCGTAGATCATGCTTCAAAGTCCGATATTATTCGTGAGCAGCGTAAAGAGATGTTGACTATGCTTCTACCTGAAGCATGGCAGAGTTTGGCGAATGAAATCCGAGCGAAAGCAACTACACTTGCCGAGCGTAAGCACAAAGCTGCTATCGTTCAAGACTTGCTGGACCGCGAGGGAACGTTCGCCAAAGTTTCTAGAACAGAGATCAAACCTGTGGATGCGTTTGATTTTGAGAGAGCTGACGAAGCGTCACGGAGTATTATTTCTGCTATTCGTGGCGTTGCTCCAGCGCCGCGCGCCGCCGGACCCATGAATCCGCGAGATGCTGTAACAGCGTTCTTAGGAGAGCACACGGCGGCTGCCATAGAAGCAAACAGAGAGTTCTCGAATAGTCATACTCTCAGCGCCGTGGATCAGCAACAGGCGCTTGAAGCGTTGGAGCGGGCTGTGTTAGAAGACGCTGACACCGGCGCGGCGTTGCTTGAGGCTATGCCGCCGACGACAGAGAGTGTGCAATGATGAAGATTCAAAAAGAAGTCTTGACAGACGTCTTGCTTGCTCATTTTGATGATGTTAATTTTGATGAGCATCATAAGATGGATGAAGAAGAGTGGCGACAGATGCTTTCAAATGGCTACGTCGCTATCTACACAGCACGAGATGAACAGAACGATCTCGCCGCTGTGCTTGTACTAAAGTCTTCCTCTGTTAACACAGGAATGTGGTACTTTTATTCTGTGGCAGTAAACGAACAGTATCGCAAGATGAGGCTTGGGACTAGACTCTTTAAGATTGCTACAGAGAGCGAGATTTCTATTGGCATAATTAACTCTCACTGTCATGTAGACAACGTCGCCTCGATCAACTTTCATCAGTCTCTCGGTTTCAAAGTCGTGCAATACGTACCTGATTTCTATGGCGATTTTCAAGACGCTATCATGTGGGAGCGACGGCGATGAAACTCAATCCCTGTAATCTCTGCTTCGAGTGGATGTACTGGGCAGAGATTATGACAACAGACATACCATAACCGTAACAAAAGGAGCAGAAGAAAATGGCATTTAGCTTTAAAAATCTCGATGAGATCCTCGAAGATACGCTGCTAATGGGTTCTATGGCGGCGTCGATTTTTGTGAAGAATCCTAACTCTCAAGCCACCGCAGGGAAGCTCATTAACTCTGTAGCACAGATGCTTCAGGTTATCGAAGCACAGCTTGGTCCAGCACCGACAGTTCCTGCTGCTACCGCCGCGACTACGGTAACTGTTGTAGCAACGAAGTAAAGGATTCTATGCCTTTTATTGAAATTCGTAACGAGAAAACTCGTTACGAAAAAGAGTTTGAGAAGTTCGTTATTGAGCAGTTGCATGAGCTTCGTATGCTTGCGCATGAAATTCTCAAGTTTATCAGTCCTTTCCCTCCTAGCACCGTAGTTGGCGGTAGATTCCAACAATCAGGAGATCCAATGCTTCCCATCACACCCGGCAACAGTCCTCAGTTTGCAATCACTCCCACCTTCAGCGGCGCTGCGTTTACCACGCTCGCTTCTGCTGCCTCGGTCGTCTCTAGCGATCCGGTTAACTTCCCGATCACGCTTGATCCTACAGATCTGACTGGTCTTAACATGACCGCCGTGATTCCTATTACAGCGACGCCGACTGGCGGCAGTGAAGCTATCACAGTCACTTGGACTTATGTTAACGTCGATGGCTCTGTCGCCACTGTCGTTGGCACTGTCACGGAGACTGGTATCGTGCCTGCCTCTAACGTCACCGGCGGCTCGTTCGCACAAACTGTCTAACCTAGAAAGTAGCTAACGTTGAGTCAGCGTGAAGTAGATCAGAAGGTACGAGAGATTCTCCGCTCCCTAGAGATAGGAGAGACTGGAGATACTTTCGTACCTAGATCTACGATCTTAGGTTATAATCTGATACCCACAGACATAGCCAAGACCTCAGACGAGAAAAAGCAAATCTTTCGCGCTAATGCTCTGATGGATCTATACTACTTCGCCACCGTGGTCATGGGTAAGAACCGCTTCTCTAAAAACCCTGACAAATCCAAGAACCTCCACTATCAAATGTGTCTCACGGTGATGAAAGATGGCCTTAAAGAAGGAATTGAAATACCTAGAGATCACTTTAAATCTACTGTCTACAGCGAGTGTTTTCCAATCTGGCGTGCTTTACCATTCGGTAAACGGGAAGAAGATTTCTTCACCAGTATCGGATATTCAGACTTGTATATTGAATGGATGCGACGAACGCATTCTCAAGACATTCGTATCCTCTTGGTCTCTGAGACAATTAAGAACGCTATCAAACTAGGTATTCGTATCTCAAATCACTACGAGAACAACACCTTCTTTAGGCATCTCTTTCCAGAGATAATGCCTACCGAGAAAGAGACATGGACGAATGAGAGTTTGCATCAACGTAGAACTCCAGCCGGGCGTGGACAGGGCGAAGGAACGTTTGATTTTATCGGTGTTGGAGCGGCTTTGCAGTCCAGACACTATAACGTTGTGGTCCAGGATGATCTTGTCGGAAGAGAAGCAAGAAAATCCTCAGTCGTCATGGCAGACACAATCGACTACCACCAGATTCTTGTCGGCGCCACAGATAGTGATCCCGATAATCCCGGACGAGACTTTGATGAAATCGTAGTAGGAAACAGATGGAGTCACGATGATCTTAATAGCCACATCCGCAAGGAAGAACCTTATTTCTCTTGGACAACACACTCTGCTCTTGGTGGATGCTGTGCTCTTCATCCTTTCGGCGAGCCTATATTTCCTGAGGCTTTCACACGTGAGAAGCTTCTACGCTGGAAGCGCCGTCTTGGTAGCTATCATTTTTCTTGTCAATTTCTCAACTATCCTATTGATCCGACTAAAGCCAGGTTTAATATGGCGGACTTTAGATATTTCAATTTCGAGAAAGTTACTGGCGCTCTTTCGATTCCCAAAGAATCCTCAGCGTCACGTCTCTTTGAGCTTTCGCAGCCTCAGCAGTACAGAATAACTATCCGTCATCACGTAGCTGATGGAGATGTAGAAAAAGATATATTCCCACGTAACCTCGATCGTTACATGGTTGTCGATCCTAATCATGGTGGCTCACACCTTGGACAAGAGGCAGGTAAAGAAGGACGATGCCGTCATGCTATCGCGGTGACTGGTGTGAGTCGTGATCCTCGTAGAATCTATCTGCTCGATCAGTGGGCTAAGGCTGTAGACATCAAGGAGTTTGTCAAAGCTGTCTTTTTCTTTGCTGTGAAATGGAAGCTTACAAAGGTCTACGTCGAGGCTGTAGCAGCGCAGAAGTACTTGCTCTATCATCTCAACGAGTTTGTCGCAGACCATAAAGGTTCGCGACCTGAGATAGCAGCGATTGTTTTTCTTCCTCTCAAGACTCCACAGAATGCTGGCGCCAAGGCTGAGAGAATCGAGAACTTTATCCCTACGGTCGAGGCGCACGAACTCTGGCTGGATGCTAACAACTGCACCGAGTTCAAAGAAGAAGCTGAAAACTATGGTCAGCGAAAAGGTTTAATCGACTTGCTTGATGTTATAAGCTACGGTCCTCAAGTGTGGAAATTTGACACACGCTCTCAAGAACATATCGAAGACTTCATGTCCAAGCAACGTGCTAAGTTCGTACGTCGTATGGCTGCATCAGCAGCATAGGAGAAAAAGTGGAGATTAACTGGGCTGCTATATCAGCGATTGTCTCTGTCATCACTCTTGTTGGTGTAGTGGGAGTCGGTGGTGTGATGTGGGGAACATTGTCTGAGAAAGTTGCAACTGCTGTAGAAGGATTGAAGACAAATGCCTCAGATCACGCACATTTTGATACGAGACTTACAGCACATGAAGTACAACTTGGGCGTCTTGAAGAGTGGAAGAATGGTTATAACGCAGCAGTACGTACTGGTTCAAACGTTGGGACTAGAAGAATCGACGAGCAAGTAACAGTGTAAGAGGTTTAACATGAACACGACTCAAGTTGAGCAGTGGCTTCTTATCTTTTATGTCGCTAATCAGATCGCTTCGGCTTTGGTGCAGGCTTTACCTGCACCAAACGGTAATCCGTGGTATACATTTTTTTACAAGTTTATGAACTTGCTTGTAGCTGATTTCAAAAGCTACGCAGCGCAGTTTCCAACACCGAAGCTTCCTGCTATGAAGTCGATCACAACAGGTGAAATTACTACAACTTCTGTACCCGCGCAGACCGAGGAAGTGAAGTAAAAGGAGGATGGAGATGTCAGACGATAGTATTGATGTGAAGGCCGAAGGAAAGAAACGTATAGCCTCTCAGCAACAGGGCATGAGAGAGACTGCGCAAGACGAAGTAACGTCTAACAGGCTTGTCAAACAGAACAAAGGCAACAAGACTGGAATCGCTAAGGATATAAGTAGTCGTGAAATGTACGGGATTATGACGACTGATCCCAGCACTCCAGAAAGATCAAGAGTAGTAAGAGAAAGTACTTATCTGCACAAGAATCTTGATACCACTCCTGAGACGCATAGAGCATCTCGTCAAGCATCAGTAGCCAAGGAATACAAAGGTGTAAAAGGAAGCTAATGCCCTATCAACCGCCTACGTTAGTTACCGAGAAGCTTTTTGGCAAGGATAACTACGCTGACCTGTGTATGTTTATCAAGGATAAATGCGCTCATCTTGATAGACGCTTGCAGACTTTCAGGACTGAGAAGCTGCCTGAGTATGTGCGGTTATACAAGGCTAAGCCTAAGAATGAGACGAAGGACTTTCCTTGGCCTGGCGCTGCGAATCTGGTAATTCCTGTTATCGGCACTGCCTGTGATGAGTTGCTCGCTCGTGTTATGGGCGGCATTTATATGTACGATCCGTTGTGGTCTGCGGTAATGTCTGGGGATTTGCCGACGAAGGATACAGAGGAACTCAAGAGCATAATTCAAAACTTCCTCATGGACATGGCTTATGATCCTGACGAGCTTGATTTATACAGGGTCGAGCAGAGTTCGTGGCATAGCGCTATTAAATATGGCACAGGAGTTATCTACTCTCCATACGAGTATGAGGAACAGGTTGAGCGTCTCTATGGCAGCGGTGGACTAGGAGAAGAGCCGGTTACATCTACAGACCATATCTTCACAAAACGTGATGGCCCTCATCCTGAACTGATGCCGCTGAACAGATTCATCTTTGATCCTTCAGTTCCGAAGCTCGAAAACATGAAATTCATGGGTCATATTGAATCTCTTGATTATTGGGCTGTTAAGGATCTTAAATCCAAGAGTCCTTATTACAAACAATCTGACATAGACGACTTGCTCAATCGTCCTGACGCCGTGCAAGAAACAGAAATGGAACGTGAGATAAATGCGCAATTTTCTATTGATTCTAGTGGAGTCGATACTGGCGCTGCTCGCTGGTATGTGTATAATGTCCACTTTACATTTATTCTGAACGGCTTGACGTATGCGTTTCAGGCGAAGTACCACAAGGCGACTGAGAAGATTTTATGGATAGTGTTTAATAACTATCCCAAGAATATGCTTCCGTACCAGGACTCGAAGCTTGCCTACGATGACGAGTCTTATCTTGGCACTGGGTTTGCTGAGATGATTCATATGGTACAGAAAGAGCTTTCGCAGAACAACAACTGGCGCACAGACAATCGTAACTATGCTATGCTCGGAGCATGGCGTGTGGATCCCGAGTCGAAGCTCTCTTCGATACTTGATATTTTTCCTGGTGTCGCTATTCCTGGACGTAAGGATGAGGTAGAGTGGATTAAGACTGGAGTAGACGTCGGCTACAATGATGGTCCTGATCAATTTCACATGGCTATCGCTAAAGAACGTACTGGCGTAGATCCTGCGATGGGTGGTACTGGCGGCGGCATTGTAAACCAGAAGCGCGGTATCTACAGCGCCGCTGGTACTAGCATGGTGATGATGCAACAAAACAACAGAAACAGTCTCCGAACTGGTGATATACGCTCATCACATGTTAAGCTTGGCGGTAAGTTTTTGACGATGTATTCACACTTTGGAATTGGAGAAAAGCTTAAGAAGTATAACAACTCCGCTGATAAGCTTAAGAAAGCGTTGGAACTCTATAAAGACGGCACTCTTGGACTACGGCTTCGTCCATCTAGCGCCTCTATGAACAAAGAACTTGAGCGTCAGAACGGCATCTTGCTCTCTGATCGCCTGGATCGCTACTACGCTTCACAGTCTCAAATGATCCAAGCAATCACTACTCCGAACATTCCACCCGACCTTAAAATGTACTACTGCGAATCTCTTCTTGCAACAAGGGCTACTATGCAAGCTTTGCTGCGTTCTTTTAACTCAGACAATACTGAAACACAGCTTCCTTCCGTGGAACAGATTGTCGAAGCTGCCATGAAAATGGCTCAGGCACAGCCTGGAGCAGGAGCAGGTAATGGAAATCAGCAAAGTAGGGGATCTTCTCCCGTATCGCAAGTCCCTTCAGGAGTTGTGGGAGCGGGAGGAGTTCCAGCCGGTACTGGCTTACCTAAGTAGAGTGAGACAAGAAGCGTATGAAGCTATGTGCGCTTTAAATCTGTTAGACTCTGATGAGGTTATTGCAGCTAAAACAAGGATTCAAGTAACGCAACTCAAGTCTTTTAACTCGGTTCTTCAACTTCCACAAGTGTTAAAAGAAATCGAAGATCGAAATGAACGAGTAGCAAGTAAGCTGGAACAGTATCAAGCTTCACAAGAAAGGGGCGAACTCTAATGGCACTATTTTCATGGCAGAAAAAACCAAAGGAAGATGGAACAGAGGAGTTCACTCTTCCTGACGAGCTTCAGAATCAGATCAAAGCTGGTGCTGATGCAGCGGCGCAGATGCCGAAGCTGATGGAGACTCTTAATGGACTTAAGAGTATCATGGAAACGCAGTCTAAGGCGCATAAAGACAAGGAAGACGCCGAAGCAGCAACAGCGTTGAGGCTCAAGAACTCTAGGACGCAAGAAGAAACTGATGCTGAGATTGAGGAATTGTTTCTGACTGATCCAAAAGCTGCTATAGCCAAGGCTACTCAGGGACATACTTCGGCTATCTTGACACTGAATGCTGCTAATATTCGTCGTGAAGTGTTTGAAGATGAGAAAGAATTCAAGTACTACCACGGCGACATCAAAAAAGAAATCGACACTCTTATCGCCGGTCAAACGCTTCAGGCTCGGAATGATCCCTCTGTTATCAAGAACTGTTATCTTACAGTTCTTGGTCGTCACAATGATGAGATTGTAGAAGGCAAGATCAAGAGTCGCTTCGCTGGATCTACAAGCACAAACGGAACCTCTAATGGTTCTGCTGGCTCAAGCGGTGCTGCTGACGACAAAGCCTCTACTCTCCGTGGCCTTGAGAATGATCCATTAGTTCTCAAAACAGCTCGTCTTCTTGGAATGAAACCTGCTGATTACGCTAAGATACTGGACGAAGAAGGGATTGGGTACGCTTAATGTCTGAAATTAACCATAAAACTCCTGCTATAACGGAACCTGCGCAAGCAAAAGAACTTGCTGCTGCGATGCTTGAGCCTACGAAAAACGCTTCCGAACTTGAGAAAGTGATTGAAGGAATTCTCAAGAAAAATCGTGCTGCCGCTGTAGCTGCGGCGCAACCACAAGAGCCGGACTGGTCTAAAATCACCGAAGCCGACTCTTACAACATGCAAATGTACATTCCTGTAATCGACCATGATCTTCCTGATTACATGAACATGAAGTTGAAAGATCCTGAGTTTGAATGTGTGTGGGCTTCAACAGATAATCGTCGTATTGGTCAACTTTTGGCTGAAGGTTACGAGTATCTAAAGCCAGAGCACATTCATCCTGATTTCAAGATTCCTCTACCGTTTAACTCCGAGGGCCACTACATGTACGTTGACGTAGTGTGCATGAGAGTTCACAAGCGTATTCTCTATGGCAAACGTCGTAGAGGCTTAGAGCTTTCTCAGCGTCAACTTGGTAATAACAGGCGTCCTCCTTCAGCTCGTGTAAAAGGCACGTTTGAGCTTGGAGAAACTCCCACTCTCGGTGGTGGATTGGATTATTACGATCCGATTATGTAACTAAACCTTAACGCGGCATAGCAGGATGCCCCAAAGCAGAAAACAGAGGAGAGTACTATGGCGGCAAACCTCACTACTCATCTGCCGATTATTCAAGTGTTGGAGAAGGCGGGAACCACGCCATATACTGTCTCCAATAACGAAGCGGCGGGGCAGACTTTTCTATCTGGAACTCCGGTACAGTTGAACGCTTCAGGTTTTGTACAAGCTTGGGATGGCACGACTGTAGCAGCTGGGATTCTGGGTATCTCAGAATCCTTTGGACTTAATCTCGGTAGCGCCGGTGCTGGAGCGCCTGTGCCTCCGTTTGGTGGAATTACAGGCAATATCGCCATTGCAACTTATGGCAACGTTCCTGGACAACCGAGCGGTGTCAATATTGCTATCGGTACTCCTGTATCCGATGGGCGTACTCTCTACATGACGCCGAATCAAGACAGCATCTTCTCGGCGTTGTTTGACAATCTTACCGGCGCTCTCGCTGCTGATTGGACTCCAGTACAGTCTGACATTGGTAAAAGCTATGGCTTGACCAAGAGCACAGGTGATGGAACTTGGTATGTAGACAAGTCCAAAACAGGTGGCTCTGCGGTTGTACAGATCGTGGCTCTTCCTCTTGGCTCGGGTCTTAACTATCCTGTTTACTTTCAGTTCCTTACAACCGCGATCCAGATTAACTAACTCAAAGGAGATTTAACATGCCTCAAGTACGAGCGAAGTTTTCACAACTAATGCAGCCGGGGCTGAGGAAAATCTACTTTGACAGCCTCGATAACCAGCTCAAAGCTTCAGATTATCCGAAAGTCTTTCACGAGGTAGATTCGGAATTTGAGTACGAGCAAGAGCTTGAAATGGCCGGGATTTCGGTTCTTCAAGAAAAACCTGAAAATAGTTCGACCGCTTATACAGAAATGAAGCAGGGCGCTTCCAAGAGAGTCGAGCCACTCACGTATTCCTTGGGTATTAGAACTTCCAAGGAATTGTACGATGATGACAGATACGGTCTTGTCGGCAAGAAAGGACCGACGTTGCTTGCTCGTAGCGCAGCGTTCACCAAAGAGATGATCGCGTGGAATGTGTTTAATCAAGGCTTCACGTCAGCGGTTACGACTTTTGACGGTAATCCTTTGTTCTACAATACTCACGCTCTTCTCGGCGGAGCACAGGCTACGCAGATCGCTCCTGGAGCAGCGGGTGTTATCTCAGCGCCGGGTACATATCCTAACCGTCCCTCGGTGGACGTAGATTTCTCGGTTGCTGGTCTGCAACTTGCCACTAATCACGCAGCGCGTATGATTGACAACATGGGTTTCCCGATCAGACTGCGTTGGGTTAACTTGATCACGCCTCCTGAATTACGCTTCCTAGTTCGTGAGATCCTCGGTTCTTCTGGTAAGCCTTATACAGCAGATAACACCATCAACTCTCTGTTGCCTGAGGATTACAAGAACATCGAGGTTCCGTGGCTTAACTCTCCTAGCGCATGGTATCTTGTCGCAGATAAGGCGGATCATGCTCTGGAAGTCATTAATCGTGAAAAGCCTACTACAGACTTTGATGATGATTTTGATACCGACGCTATCAAGCAGAAGACTCGTATGAGAGTTGCTGCTTGGTGCCCACGGTGGCAGGGAGTCTGGGGGACTCAGGGACCGTAAACAGTTTCGTAATAGAGCATCATTACGAATAGTGGAAAGGGGTCGAGCCTGCTCCCGGCCCCGATCTGCTAAAAGGATTCTAAATGAGCTTCTTTGCACAAACCGGACTTCGACATACCTTCTGGACAGGACCGTGGCATTACTGCGATCGGTGTGACAAGAAAACGAAGATAGCAGTTATGAAATGGGAACGAGGCTTGCTGCTTGGTCCTGAATGTCAGGACTCTAATGGTAAACTGGGACTTATCGGTGAACGGGATGTTAGGATAGCACAAGTCTTGACCGACGGCAAAGAAGAACTCGTTCCTGTAGATAAGCTTCGTCATCCAGATTTTGCAGAAGAAGTAGAAGATTTTCTAATCTAGCGGCGTGCCGCGAGGAGTGACAAAATGAGTTTTACTGAGGGTAAATGGGAACAAGGAACTCCACAGTCTGACGCACATCTTTGGATTGGCGCAGACGAGTTTGTGGACTTTGCTGCTGTGGCAACCAGACCTGCGGCTCCCGCACAAGGATTGCTTTACGTAACAGTTCCTTCTACTGCGGCAGCTAAGTTTTTCAAATCTCCAGAAGCAACAACTTTGCGCTCTGGTGTTTACGCATCATCAGCGATTGATCAAGAACAGTTTGGAACTGCTGCTTCTGTTCCTGGTCCTTCTACTGTAGCAAATACTGGTGGGCCTCTAGGACTTTCTGCTGGTTTTCCGCCTCTCACAGCAGCACAGCTTGCAACTCTTGGTAATGTTCAGCGTGGGCCGCTTGCTAAAGGTTGGCAAGTCAACTCGATAGATGTAGTCTATCAAGTGCTGGCTGTAACAGCAGGCGCAGCTACAGCTGCACTTACAAAGACACAGTTTCAGAATCTTGTAGCACCGGTTGTGACTAATATAATCGCGCTTGGTGCAAACGGTCTGCCTACTGCTATTGGCGCACAGCCTCAGGTTACAAACATTCCTGTAACCTCGCCTGCAATGATTGTACCAGCACAAGCAGGAGACACAGCAGTTCTTGTTAATATCAATCTCACCGCCGGCTCTGGCGGTACGATCAATTTTTATGGAGTGATGTTGAATTGCTCCTATAACCTTAACTAAGAAAGGAGGTAGCTTGTGGCAAATGATTTCACAGGCCGTATCTGGAAGGTAACACAAGCTGGATCAACTCCTTTCGGTACGTTAAACGTCAAAGTCAAAGGTGGCTCGTGGACAGGTGGTACGTCCACGAACACCTTTACAATCACAGACGAAGCTGGCAGACTTTACACTTGGACATGGACTGCTAGTACACAACAGATAACGTTCGGAGAACTTGGTTGGCTCTCTGGACCTGTAACCTTCGGCGGCACATTTACTGGTGAAGTTGACTTGTATCTCGGTACTAAGTAAGCGAGGCTTCTAGTGGGGCATATCAAAACAGAGGAACTCTCAAACGGTAACATCGGACTTGAGGTTACCTATGGTGGAATAGAAGCTCCATTTGGCGGCGTGGATTCGTCTGCGCCGCCAGCTTACATTGATCCACGGTGTTTTACACAGTGCGATGGCTTCATAGTAGTAGACAATAAGTTAGTCGCAGCATCGCTTGTTCCAGTGCAGATTCCTGTTCTCTGGAACGGTATTGTTGGTGTGACGCTGATTGGATTTGGAAACTTTTATAGTCCTAAGTATGGTACATTAAACTACGCTCTTGGTTATACTGCTGTCGCAGTAGCAGGTTCTCCTACTGGAGTAGCATATACGTTCTACATGACTTCTTGGATTCCTGGAAATCCGGCGACGTTTTATAATGATACGCTAAATTATACATTGTTTAATAGTTTAACACCAGACACGGCGGCATCAATCTCGTTGCAGCTTCAGACTACCAGTTCTGCAACGCCGGGAACTGGGGCGACGGTTACTATAACTGGAGTAACAACTCTCACAGGTGCAACTTCTGGAAGTCCCTCGAATACTGCTTTTAGTCTTCCTGGAATTATTACGGCTTTAACTGTAACAGGAGGTATTAACTACTCAGTCGGTTCGACTTATTGGATTCAACAAGGAACGAATGTAACCGCTCAAATCATTGTTACTGCTGTTGGAGGCGGTGGCAATATCATAGGTTTCACTCTTGTACCAGATTCTTTTACCGCTAACTACGTGAACGTTTCCTATCTTCCGGTTAGTGTTGGTGTAGCTGGTTGGAACTATGCAGTAGGAGCTGCGGCTCTTGTATATACACAGAATAGCGATGTGATACTTAATATTAATGGGCCGAGCGGTACTGCTACATACACTGTTGAGAGTAACGGTATTACTCCAACAACACCCACTCTTGCTGGGGTTACACTTTGTCAAGTTATAGAGGTTGCGGCAGGCGGGGTGAGACATAATTTTACAGACGATACATTAAGTATCGGGCCTTTGATCTCTTGTTTTGGTGGGGGAGGAGCTGGTTTTAATGTTGGAGAGCTATATGAATTGATTGGGCAAGTTTCAGGTTATACAGGAGCAAATGCGCAAGTTTTAATCACTGAGGTTGGGCCTGGTGGTTCTGTTGTTTCTTTTGAACTTATATCTGCCGGAGATGCGAACACAGGTTATCTTTGTCGTCCTTTATCGTTTATGGCTTTATCTGCTGCACCAGTACCAACGCTTACTACAGGACCAGCGTTTATTTTAAATACGATGGCTTCAGATATAAAAGGTACTGGAACTTATCCTCCTGATGCAAATGTGACAGCAGAAGTTGACAGCGGTCACAGTGCTTTAGTGCTTACAGCGATTATTCCTGGTGCCATAGGAAATAGCATCACTGTTCAAGATCGCTCAACGATTACTGGGCCGGATTTGTTTTATTATTTCTTTCCTTTTCATGAGCCACTTTTTGGAAATCTCACAGGTGGTTCAGATGGAGCTGGAAGTGGTACTGTACTTTCTACTCTGCTTCCAACACAAGCTTCGATCACAGCTGTTGGTGGAACACTCTACATAGGTAATATTGGACCTGCGATTATCAAATATGGCGGTCCTGGTGCTTTCGTAGTTTCCACTACATATCAAGGTGTGCGTGTACTTAGAAAGTTCACCGGTTCTCTGATTGGACTTGGTCTTATTCCTGCGCCGGGAACCGTAATTCAATCGACAGATATGATCTTTGCTTGGACTACAGCAGGAAAGCTTGATAACTGGAATCCACTGGATCTCACAGGTAACATTACTGGTGCTGGCTTTGAGCAACTTGCTGATATAGCTGATTATCTTTCTGGGCTCATTGTCACAAGTGGCACGGCGTTTATCATCCGCTCAGAAGGAATTAGCTATGCAACTCCGACTGGTAATGCTACTCTTCCTTTTGCTATTGCTCACATCGGTCTCGGCGATGAAGGAGAAGGAGCGCAGATTTCAAGTCTTGTGTGTCAATATGACCAGACTGGAGCTTACGTTGGTAACTCGGATGTTTACCAAATCTCCTCTTCTATATCTTCAATCGGTGCGAAGATAAAAGCCTTGCTTTTTCAAGCAATTGCTTCAGGTAACTCTTTTAAGTTACTCAGCGCGAACACTTGTTCAGTCTACATAGGTGGTGATACTTTTGTTCTTGTGAATTTTCTGGCTCCGGCTGTCGTACCTTCACAAGGTATAGGTCTCCAAAGAGTAACCAATGTAAATATCTTTGCTTATAACACAAGTAACGCTTCCTGGGTTACGTTTACCTATCCAGTAATCATTCCAAATACTCTTGTACGACCTGTTCTTGCGACAGAGTTTCTTGGAGTTTTTGCTTCTAGTAATACTTCAGCAGGGGCTAATAAATATAATCAAAGTCTTTCTGTCGTAGGTATACAACTTGAAGCCAGTTCGTTTCTTAGTTCAACTACTGCTCCGCCACAGTTTTTTGCTTTGCAAGAAGGTTTGACGAATATAAACGCTATCTCTCAAGCAAGTAGTGTGACGTTTGCACAAGAGGAACTTGCTTTTGGGAGAGATATAACAATCGACGCGTTGTATGTTTCGCTGGTAGGAGACTTTTCTGAGGATGTGCAAGTAACCTTTAGTTTCAGTGGTGTAGTATTTGCTGTAGTGACTCTTTCAGCAACCCAGTTTAACACATTGAACAGTAATCCTATCGAACTTCAGATTTTTCCAACAACCGTAAATTCTTCTGGAGCTTTTACCGTGCATGCTCCACAACTTCAGATTGTTGTCTCAGGACTTCCTGATAACGGGACTGCACAACTTCGAGTTATTAAAGTAGCATGGTTCGGTTCATTTGATCCAGCACAGAGGCCAGTATAATGCTTCCTTATGATCCAAACACTTTCGCACATAAGCTTGATAACTCACACAGACAGTGGGTTCAGTCAGCCCAGCAAGTTCTCACAGGTAATATTGACATGGGAACTCCGAATAGTAAGGATGCGACAGGACAATACAATAAGTTTGACAAAGGAAACGGTTCAGGGAATCTTATTCGCATTGGCGCCACAGGAACGACAGATAATGATTATACATGGCCGGCGTCAGGATCATTAGTGATTAACCACAAGCTTCTTCGTCAACCAATCGGAGCACACGTCGTGAGTTCAGACAAAGATTTACGCATCTGGCAACCGTCAGCGCCGGACGAGAATTTGATCACAATCACACCATCTGATAACACAGTAAACGCTACAGTGTACGTATTCTAAGGAGTCTACTATGAGTTTTGTTGCTCAGGATTGTACGACAGGAATCAGTGGACTTTTGATGAATCGTACCGTGGCGCCTGTCATTATGATGGAGGCTATCAGGAAAGCAGTGCTTGAGTTGACCACAGATTACAAACACCCGTTGCTTGAGGATACGGGACCGATTACTAATCTAGTAGCGTATCAGAATAACTACACACCGAGTTTCTTCTTGCAAGCTCTTGAAGCGCCGTTGGATCTTAGTAAAGTTAATTCTTTCTTCGTCTACAACAGCGGTTACGCCGCTCCAGGGCCAGGAAATCTTGTAACAAACGCAGGCTACGATTTGAAGTATCGTAGCGTAGACTCAATCGAGGTCTTGCTTAACATTCCTGGTTTACCGATGTACTGGACACGGAATAATAACCAGATTTATATTGCATCAATGCCAGACAGTGCGTATCCTGTGTTTATGCGTTATCAGACTCAGCATCCACTGACGCAGGTTGTTATTGACGATGCTCCAAGCACAGCAGCATTCTCGGCGCAGCAGATCATGATGGCTGATGAGTGGATGGAGATTGTAGAATATGCCGCAGCTATCAGAATTGCGCCGCAGGTGAATCTAGCAAATAAAAAGAACGAACTTCACACATCGTTATACGGCGATCAAAAGTTTCAAACCAGCAGCGGTATCGAAGGAGCGCCGGGACTTATCTTCCAGCGTACCTCACAACGTAACCGAGATCAATCTACCACAACTCGCAGGTTTCGCCTGAGAATGGGGAATTAGCATGGCGACAAATAACATGGTGCCGTACTCGAATCCAGCAGGAAACAACCAAACCACTCCTGGCGCTGGAACACAGGCTAAGCTTCCTGCTATCGCTACTCCTAATCCAATAGCAGGCACAGGAACAGCGCAAGCAACTACATCGAATCCATTGATTCCTGCGACAGCATCCACAGGAGCAATGCCGACTTCTGTTGTTCCTTCTGTTAATGGGGGTGGGGCGCTAGGGAATCAGCTTGGTGATATTTACGGCGCTGGCGTAGGAGGATCGTTAAATTCTTTTCTCGACTCTATGAGTGGCACAAACTCTGTTGTGTTGCAGAACTATATCCAGAGCCTTCAGCCTCAAGAAGCTAAGGCTCAGTCTAACCTTGATATGTCTCTTGGTGCTGGAGGGGTAGGATCTAATTCCTCTGTTGCAGCAATCGGTAATGCAAACCTTCAGGCCCAGGAAACAGGTATGATTGCAGGAGAAAGTAATTCGCTGATACAAAACCAAGAGCAAATGACTGAGCAAATGCTTATGGGCATTGCTCCTACAGCAGCGAAGCAGGTGTCAGACTCTAGCCCGCTTAATATGATCGGACAGGTTCTTGGTGACGTTGGTTCTGTAGCAGGAGATGTTATGGGGCTTGATGAGGTCACAGGAGGCATGGGTGTAGCATCAAAGATGGGTTCTTTCGGCGGCGCCAGTCCTGTGCCTTCTTCACTTGGTTCTACTGGCGCGAACGATCTTCCCGGTCTTTCAACTTATGCATAGGAGTTAAAAATGCCTTTTCCAAGCGCAGCAGAAGTACAAGGTGTACCAGCAACACCCTCGGCACAAGCTAACGGCGGACTTGATATTGCAAGTCTGATTCAGAATATCTCCTTGCCATTTCCACAGGGCTTGACTCAATCAGCGACAACGCCTGTGCAAGGTGGACATGCTATGCAGGTGCCTTCGTCGTTACAGCAGCCTATTGGTCCTCATCAAGACAGGCCGATGGATCAGCGTCAAGTTGTTGGCAGAAAGGCCGCAAAGCTTCAAGGCATCGGTAATGCTATCACAGGCGCTACCAATGCTATCGGCGCTGTCGTCACGAAGGAAGCGCAGATTAAGCAGAACGAGATCAAAGACTCTGCACTTAAGCTTATACAATCTCAACAAATGATTGACGAAGCCAAACAGCAATTAGAGTCTGCTCAGTCTTTGATGCAGAATTCTAAACCAGACGATCCTGCTCAAGCTCAGTACAAAGCTATGGCGACAAAGGCTCAGGAGATGATTGATCAAAATACAAAGACTAAAGAGGCTATCCTTGCTGATCCTAAGAGAAGAAAAGAACTAGTCAAAGGTTTTGATATCAGCTATACTGATCCTGAATCGAATAAAACTCCAGCGCATATGGCTGCGATGTCTGCGATGAAGGAGGCTCACTCATGGCAAGAGAAGCGCCAAATAATGAAAGAAGAGCAGCAAAGACAGAACGAGGCTCGTGGTAAAGTCGCTGGCGAAGCTTTTGCTAAAGGCCAGCCACAGGGGATGGCGGCAAACGTCTTAGCACAAAATCAAATCGCAGCTATTCAGAACCAGAATAAAGAACGTCTTGAAACTGTCAAAGCTCTCGGTCCTCTTTGGGTTGAAAAAATGCGGGCGGAAGGTAATCTCAACGTGGCAGAAGTTAACAAAGCCGCTGATCTTCGTAAGGCAGCTATAGAGGCTGATTCTAAGATCGACACGCAGCTTCTTAAAAATAAGCAGGATGATAAGAATAACGCAGCTTCTCTTAGTCTCGAAGCCTACAGGAAAAGTGCTGATCGTTCTCTTGAAATGCTTAAACAAGGTAATCCAGTTGAAGTGCTTAAAGCTTTTAACGAGTCTCAGAAGAATTATGAGACAGCTATCACCGAGAATCAGAAAAGTCGTCAAGCACTAAACAATGAGTTAGATAAAGCAAGCGCGAGTCGTGGTGCTGAGATCCGGCGTCAGCTTCAAAGCATGGACGCTATGGATGAACAAGCCAAGAACGCTTTTACTCTCAATCGTAACGTCATAGCAAAAGGTCTCGGTGTAGATGTAACCGATTCGCGTCTTCAGATTCCCACAGTTAAAGTAGGCGAAGGAGTACAAAGTGGCGGAGCAGCTAGCACAAGCACAACCCCAAGTACCGACCTCGACCCCAGAACAGGCGCTCCCTGGAAGTCTGGCGTTTCAACAACAGACAGACTCCTTATTAAAGCGCACTACGGAGAAGGTATCCTCAGCCATAACGTCGAGCAAACCGTTGACTCCGTTAATAAAGATGCCAGGAAGCTCGAAAGATTCTTCGACCCGGACAAGTCAAAATCAGACTAGCACAAGCGTTAATCTTCGTGGCGCGTTGCAAGAAGAGATGGGTAATTTTATCCGCCAGTCTCAGGTCTCGGAGATTAGGCAGAAGTATCATTCGTTGAACTCGTTACACGATAGCGAGAAGATTCAAGCTGTGAAAGACACCAGCTTGAATCCGTTTCTGTTTGACGATCCATATGACGGTCTAGCAAACAGTATGAGTCGTTGGGCACAGGAAGCGCCGGTATTCTCTGGCAAAGACGACGCTACAAAAACGCAGATAGCATCAAAATACTACGATGAAACGCTGGCGCCGCTGTATCAGAAGATGGGTGCTCCTCCTCTGTCTAAGGACATATGGCTTCGTAATGCTTGGAAGACTGGTTTATCTTATGATCCTTCGCAGGCGTACAGCGGAGGCTTTTTCAAAGGCGCTTTGCATGGTGAAGATAGCGCCATTGCTTCTACAATGAATGCTGTACGCAGTATCACAAACGTTGCTGGGCTTCCTATTGTAGCCTTTGAGGACTCAATCAAGAGTGGTGATCTGACAGGCTTGACAGGTTTCTACAACCTGTTTGTAAACATGCACAATCGTGTGAAAGAAGACGGCCTACTCACAGGAGTATCCGAAACTATCGAAGAAACCGGCGAACGTAATCCCACTGGTGGTTCTAAGTGGATGCACGATATATCCTCTCAGCAAAGCTTCTGGCGTGATGTAACTCCCGCGAGAACGTTTACTGAGAAAGCATCCTCGTTTGTGGTAGAGAATGCTATGCTACTTCCTCTCTTTGGCGCTATCGGCAAAGCCTCAGAGCTTGGCATAGGCTTAGTCGGTAAGGCTGGAGAAGGTGTTCCAATTATCAAGAATCTTACTGAGACTCTTGGTGCTACGAAACTAGGCCAAACTGCTGCTAAGATGTTAACCTATGGAACTGAAGGTCTTATCTTTAATGATCTTACTGTTGATGCGAAGGATGAAAAAGATGCTTGGAAGACGGTGTTACAGTTTGCTGCTGCGGGAACACTGTTCTCGTTTGCAGGTAAAGGCGTGTCTAAGTTAGTTGATATGCTTCCTGAAGGAGCTGAGAAAGCTTCTATGTCAGCGGCGGAGCGTGAGGCTGAACTTGGGATGCAAGGAAAGCGTTCTGCTACTCCTGACGAGTACTTAGAAGCTCACCGCCGTGAAATGGCATCGAATATCGCTGCTGGAGGAATGTCACTTCAACACTCTATCTACGAAGAAGCTCTTGCACGAGTTGTTATGACAGAGCGTGCGCCTATTACTGAAGCAGAGCATATTGCATGGGCCAAGGCTCAGATCAAGAACGATCCTGCGCACTATAAACCTGTATTTTCTGCTGTGACGATGATTCATAACTATCTCAAAGAACGTGGATTGATGCTGAAAGATCTTGATCCACAGTCAAGAGAATTTAAAGGTTTGATAGAGTTTCTGCACACCCAAGCTAACCAAGCCGCCATAGAGATGGATCTTCATGTTCCTGAAGTACAGCAGATGAAAGGACAGGAGTTGCTTGAAGATTATATGAAGACTCCTGCTGGAAAACAGGAGTGGGAACAGGAGCTTGCGAAGCAGCAAGAAGCTTTCAAAGAGCATCCTGGTGGCGCTGAGAAAGCAAAAAAAGTAGCAGAAGCTACGATGCTTAAACGTCGTACCGAAGCTGTCAGAAAAGCTGCTGAGGATAAGCTTGTCACAGGTCCAGAGAACGTTGCAAAGAATCAGCCTATCGAGACTGCTTCACGACGTGTGGAGTCTCGTTATGACTACGACAAGACTGGACGTGTTACTGGCTATCAAATGGGCATCTCGTTTAATTGGAACGTCGCCGCAGATGCAGCAGCAAGAGCTAAAGGTGGCAAGAGCTCTGCTAAGTTTTGGCAAGAGTACGTCGCCGATATAGCTGGCAAGAACGATGATGACGTTAGCGTTGCACATGCACTAGCTGATGATTTGAGAACTTACTTCAATCCTCTCAAAGACTACGGCTTAACCTTCGAGAAAGCTAACACTCAAGGCGGAGACTATACAAACTTCTTAGCCTACATGCACTCATACAGAAGCAAACTTCCTAAAGCTGTAGCAAACAAGCTTGAAGAAGTCTTGATGAACAGTCCTAAGATGAGTAAGCTCCTTGGCTCACGTCCTACTACAGCGAAGATTGATGAGTTTGGTCAAGCGATTCAAAACCATGTAGATATTTTCACACGCTCGAAGTGGTATAAACAGTACGGTAAACGGAATGTGTTTAGCTCCTCTCAACCTGGAATACACGGAGAAAACTCGCTTTCTAAGTGGCAACGTGATTCTAGGTTGATTGAGAGCGCGCACAAACTCGACATTGCTAAAGGCAAAGAGTTCTATCCTGGCAAGTCAAAGGCTGCTATTGAAGCGCGCACACGCTACGAAAGTTCGTTAAAGCTTCTTCACGATCAAGAGATGGATGCTTATCTCAGCGGCGATGCTCACAAAGTAGCCAAGTTAATGGCTAGAGTACGTAAAGTAATGGCTAGTGCGGAGGTTCAGTAATGGCTATCGGTGGAGCAGTAGACGCGATCAGTAATCTCTCTCGTGGGGCAATGGATAAACTCGGTAGCTCTGGCGTTAAGAAAATGGCTGGAGAGACTTTTATTGCTCAAGAGGAAGAGTTTAAGCTTTCTCCTGAGGCTATGAAAGCTGGAGCGAGACTCAAAGACTATGACTTTAAACGCCAGCAGATCTTGAATGAGCTTTACAAGCCTGCTAACGCCGTGCATGAAGTTATCAAGAACGATTCTACACAACTTCAGTCTACGCTTGGAAAGATTCATTCTGATCTGAAGAACCAAAATCATCCTACCGCCTCTCATACTGCACAGATTATCGGTCTTGATCCTAAGAATGCTGACATGACGTTGCCGGAGTATTCGAGTAAGATCATAGCACAGGCTCGGCTGCTTTCACATGATCAGAACATTGGTAAGAACAATGCTCTGCTGATTGGTGATATAATGCCTCTGTACGAGAGCGGTGATCCTGTTGCCGAGGCTCATGCGAATGCATTGCTTAATATTGCCTCGAACCAGTTTCACGATGCCACAAGGACTCTGGAAGTTAACGAACTAGGAGCTTCGTTATCTGGTGTGGATCAATCTAAAGTCAAGATTGACATGAAGAAAGCTTTGCAGCTTGAGAATAAATATAGAACAGCAAACGACATGGAGCCGTTACACGTGGACTTGAAGAAGTTTGATACTTCTAACGTCCATGAACGTACTAATGTTATTGAGCGTTTTGCTTCCCAACGTGCTCGGTGGTATCTTGCTCCTATGATTGCAGTGAATCACATAAGCACGTTTATGAATCCGCTTCTGTCTACGCCGCTAGAAAGCATCTCTAAAGCTATGGGTGGTATGGGTAACGGCGAGATCAAAGAACTTATGGATGCTTCTGCTGTGTTTGCTTCACAGAATTTTCACATGCTTTCAGAGGACATGTTGAATGAGACTGGCCGTATTGCTACTAAGATCGAAATGCCAGAAGCAGGACGCTTGTATGGGCAAATTTTTCATAACCCAGGATTCAACTTTATCCGTAAGGCACAGCTTAAAGCCTCGGCGCTAATGGGGTATCACGCTACTAACTACTGGGCATCCAAAGCTGTAGAAGGTGACAAGAGCGCTATCCTTGAGCTTAAAGAGCTTGGTCTTGATCCTGAAGAAATCATTAAACGCAAAGGTGAGCTTACACGAGAAGAAAAGATCAAAGGAATGTACTACTTTACAAATGATCGCATTTTCATCTCGCGTCCGTTTGATCGCTCTCTAAATGCGACTCGTAATCCTTGGACACGTATGTTAACAATGTTTCATGGCTATGTCTCAAGCCAACAACGCTTCATGCGTCGTGAGTTACAGAAGAAGTTTGAAGCAGGAGACTATATCGGTATCGCGCGCCTTGCTGGCACAGTCGGCTTGATGTTTCCAATGATGGCACCGATGCTTAAAGCCGCCGAGACTTTTGCTCGCACAGCTTCTCCAGACAGGGCATTACAAGGTATGCAAAGTGACTACAAACATCTAACTCATCCTCAGAGCGTAGCTCAGTACGTCGCCGAGTATCTTGACATGCTCTCATACTTTGGCTCATGGGGTATCATGCATGGTTTTATCACCGCATCTCATGGTGACAGACTCGCACTTGCTCTCATGGGGCCGATCGCAGGTGATGCGGTTCGTACTGGTCAAGATGCGATTAATTTCACAACGAAGTCTACCAAGACAGGCAAGCATAATATCAAGCCGCTTGCCAAGGATCTTCTACAACAGGCTATTCCAGGAGCAGGGAACATCATAGCTAATCAGGTATACCCTGCTAAAACAATCAACGACTAAACAAGGAGGTAACATGTCAGGACAATCCGCAGGACTTTCACTCAAAGAAGCAAAAGCAATGCAGGAGCGTGTACAGCAAGCAGGAAACCACGCACAGCATCACGGCGCCAACAGTGGTGACAGTGTTCACAAGAAAAAGACCGGCCACACTGATCAACACGATATGCCAGAGAACTGTCACCAGTAACAATAACCGATGCAATGAAAAGGAGTAGGAAAATGCCTATTACACGTACTAACTTTGATCTAGGGGATCAGGAAATTCCCCTAGATGCTTTCCAAGAAATCAAAGAGCGACAAGAATGTGATCCTATTCCACAGGGTATATCTATTATCCGAGGATGGGGTTCTGTTTTTCCAAAACACGTTCTTATTGTCAGAGTAGGAGATAGGAAACTCTACATCAAAATTCCTCTCGATGGAGAGAATATTTCCGTAGAGTATGCTGATTTTGGTTTTTGGAGAGGTCAGTATAAAAGAGTAAAACTTCCTAAACCTTCTCTGGTCTATCTGATCCGTGAATTAATCCATGTTAAGTGGGTATTTTTCTGGAAGAAAATGTATTACAAAGTAGCTTTTGGAGGCTAGCATGAAGATAGCAATGTCCTCGTATAACGGCATGGGAGCGTGGTTTGTGCTACGTCTCTTAGCAGAAGGCCATGACGTAGATTACTACTTGTCCAAATCAGACTATGAGGATGTTCTTGGGGGACTTATTCCGTCCCCCAAGAAGCTATCGCTAGATCATCGCAGAACGGTGGCTGGATATGGGTATCCGTCGTATAAAGGTTATGATTTGTCGTTGTTTGATCTTACCGGCAGAGCTAGGCAAGCAGATGCGTCAAGACAGGATGCGCCTACTATTGGAGATGGAACGTTTGAACATACGTTCGAGGATGATAGAAAAGCAGGCATTGAGGCGATGGAGCAAGTCGGTATTAAGATGCCGCCATATCAGGAATTTACCGAGACAGGAGCGGCAAAGGCGTTTATCAAGAAAGAAGGTAAACGATACGTTTACAAGCCTTACGAAGGCCCAGGTGGAAGCGAAGACAAGTCATTAACCTACGTAGCTAAAGACGCTTCTGATATGCTCAAGGTAATTGACTTGTTGTACAAGCAATCTAAAAACATGCCGTTCTTGCTGCAAGAATTTGTAAAAGGCACTGAGGCTTCTGTAGCAGGATTTTTTAACGGTGAAAATTTCTACATGCTTACCTGCACGCTTGAAGAGAAAAAGTTCATGAACGATAACAAAGGCCCAAACACAGGATGCAGCGGAAATCTTGTGTTTGCGATTTCTGAAGATTCTAAGCTTTATTGTGACGGGCTGAAGAAGATTATTCCGATCCTTCGGAGTGTGAGCTTTACCGGCATGATCGATCTTAACACTATCCTGACAGAAGATCAAGCCTATGGATTAGAATGGACGCCACGTTTTGGTTATCTTGCCGATCCCACGATAGCTTCGATGTATGGTCATGGCTATGCTGATATGCTTCAGAAAATAGCCTCTATGCAGACACCTGAGATTAAATGGGAGGCGCCGTTTGGAGTGTCGGTGTTATTGTCTGTGCCGCCGTATCCTACCGAGATACGTCTGCCAAAAACTAAAGACATTCCAATAGAAGGGCTTGATCCTGAGAACCTTGAACAGCTTTGTAACACTTACATGTATGATGTGATGCTTTCTAAGAACAAGAAAACCCTTATCACCAGTGGTAATTATGGTTTTGTTTGCGCCCCTATTGGCGTAGGTTCGTCTATTCAAGAAGCCGCTGGACGTTGTGACAGAGCTATTGATAAAATTCAGATTCCAAACATGCAACTTCGTACTGACATCAACAAAAGCACTCTCAAGCGGTATCAGTTTCTTGAGACTAACTGCTGGCTCTAGGAGGGCCGTATGAAAAAACTACTTGCTTTGCTAGGAACGCTGCTCTGTATGGGCAGCGTTTCTTTTGCTCAAACTACCACAGTCTCAGGAACTGTAATTGATAGCGATGGTACAACGTGGACGAACGGCACGATCTCAGCACAGTTTGTACCTAATCCTTCGCAGCAGAACATCAGCATCTACAACATTAACGGAGTTCCTCTTTCGCAAGCTGTAACGACTCAAGGACCGATCTCTCTTGGTGGCGCTGGAACGTTTTCGTTTAGTGTGTATCAAAATGCCGCTATCACACCTAGTGGAAGCACATGGCAGTATACAATCTGTCCTAATGCTTCTACGAAATGTGGTGTTTTTACTATAGCGGCTGTCGGTAGCACTCAGAGTCTTACTTCTATGATACCTGCGATTATTCCAGCGCCAAGGTTTTTAGCTGTAGCTGGAGCTTATGGATATGCTGATATAGAGACAATCAATCAGCAGCCTGTGGGTGGGACATATTGGAATACGAGTGCTTCGTGTCAGAAGTATTATAACAGCTTAAGCTGGAACTGTATAGGTACAGTTGGAGGCGCTGTGATTGCTGTTACTGCCTCGGCACCTATCGTTTCTAGCGGTGGCACAACACCTAACATCACTTGTACGACCGCAGGCACTTCAACTACCGGATGTATCAGTTCAACTGACTGGAACACGTTTAACAACAAACAAGTCGCCCTTGGTTTTACGCCATACAATGCTACAAATCCTGCTGGCTATATTACCAATTCTGTGACTACGCTTCCAAGTCTTACAATCTCTAATACTCAAGTCTCTGGACTTGGAACAGCCTCTACACATCCATACACAGATTTCGAGGCGGCGCTTGGAAACCCTGCATCTACAGGTTACGTGCTTTCTTCTACTACTCTCGGTGTTAGAAGTTGGGTGCCGCAGAATGTAGGTATTTCTTCAATTAACGGCGGTACCGGAGCTTATACGTTTAACGGTCCTGTGGTAAGTTGTGTTGGTACAACTTGTACGTTCACTGATGTTAATCCTGGCACAGTTACAACCGTTGGGCTTGTTATGCCGTCGATCTTCACTGTCACAAACAGTCCTGTGGCAACAACAGGCGCTTTGACAGCTTCTTTGAATAGTCAACTTCAGAATCTTTTTCTTGCTTCTCCAAATGGTTCAAGCGGTATTCCTACGTTTCGTGCTATTGTAGCAGCAGATGTACCAATTTTGAATCAGAATACTACAGGCACAGCAGCTAATGTAACTGGCACAGTTCTTGTAGCAAACGGCGGAACAGGCTGCACAACAGCCCCATGCGCCCTAGCTAATCTCGGAGCCGCATCGCTGGCGGGAGCGAATACCTTTGGGAATGTCCAAGATTACACAACAACAACACCTGTTTTTGTCGGTGGG